TTAAGGGATTTTAGTAAAATCAATTCGGCATCTGGCATCTTCCACGGTGCTATGCACATAGATGGATTTGGTTAGCTGGATGTCGCCGTGTCCCATGACATCGGCAATGGTATCCAGGGGTGTACCAATCTGATATAAAATCGTCCCATAGGTGTGGCGTAACTCATGTAATGTGAGTCGGGGAATGTCTGGCAGGTCATCGCATAGATCCGATATAAATCTGGCGTAGGCCCTAGCGTTATAATTGTGCGGGTTTGCAGGCTTTTTATGGTCCTTACCTATAACATAACCTGTCTTTTTATTAAAAGTCGATAAAAAGGCACAAAATTCTGAATCTATAGGTATCTGACGCAGAGCATTAACGGTCTTACCCTTATTGATGATGGGATGCCCATCCTCAAAAGTGATAGAGCGATTAACGGTTAAGACCATGGTATTCATATCGATATCAGACCATTTGAGTCCACACAGCTCTCCCCGGCGCAAACCGGTTTTTAAAATGATATAAGGGCCAATGCCATCTGGGTGGGTTTTGGCATATTCCAGGACACGGCGATAATCCTCTTTGGTGTAGGCCTGTTTACCTTTTGGGGTGGCTGAAGTCTTGCGAATGTTGACCACCGGGCTTTTTTTAATGACATCATTCTGGATGGCGGCATCAAAGACTGCCTTTAAGATTTGATGCAGGCGGTTCACCTGCCATTTATTCCGCCATTTGTTGGTGTTAAAAAATTTCTGGATTTGAGCCTGGTTAATTGTGCGGATGGGCATCTGCCCAAATGTCTCATTTAATATCTTCAGGCTGGCGTAATAGCTATTTTTTAAAGTGAGGTCAGACACCACCCCAACTTTATAAGTTTCTACCCAGAAATCAGAATATTCTTCAAATGTGATATTGGACAGCTCTTCCTCTTCCAGGAGTATCTTCTTTTGGTACGCCCTAACTTTTTCGTCAATCTCCCGATTGGTAAAACCATAAAAACTTTTTCGGATGGGTTTACCAAATAGATCGGTGTCAACAACCACTTTCCGTTCAATTCGTTTTTTCTTTGCCATAAAATCGTACCTCCATTTAATTTTGGGCATAAAAATACCCGGGGTTATTGTAAAAACCCGGGCTGGATGGTACAATTATGCTTGTCTAAGGCGTATTGTGACCATCCTGGTCCCGGTATGTCAAGCCGTCTCAGTGTTGGTAGCACTGGGGCGGCGTTTTTTTTTTATTTTAGTTTAAAATATTATAACCAGATGCTATTAAGCTAGGAATTGTGATTGGACCACCCAATGCAGAATCATAGGTAATCAAACCATTATACGCTCCCCAGAATTGTACGGTGTCATTTTGTAGAACCCTGTTATTACTGGATACTCCTTTGCAACTTACGAAAAAAATCTCGTCATAGTTACCATCAACCGCTACTCTGTATTGGTAATCTGACCCACTTTCAATCACTTGTATAACCGTTCCACTGATGGTGATGCTTTGTGATTTATATTGATCGGGCGATCGTGCTAAATCTTCATAAGGTATATTTTGACAATCCTCCAGCTTAATGTTTTTTACAGTCGTCGTTCCTGTGCTAAAGCAACTGTACAACATAATTATCAAAAATATAACTCCGAAAAAAATTAAAACAATTTTTACACAACCTCCAAAATTAAAGCGATTTTTCGCTATGGTGCTACTTTGATATCTTTGTTGGGGAGTTTGTTTGACATTCCCCATATTCTGAATATCTTCGAAATCTCTGAGTCTATGGATATTACTATTTGTTTCTTTCACTGTGGGTGATGATTGTGGTTGTTGGGTGTGACTTCCTTTGAATAAAGCTGCAACGGTTTCTTTAAAATAAGGAATCATCTCTTCCCGTTCCGTATCAATCTCAATTTTTACTTTACCGTCTAGTTGTTGACTAATATTGATATTAAATCTGTCAAATTTATCATACGTGGATTCGATATATCCACGTAATCCGTAAGCGGTGATGTCCTCAAAACCGCATATTTTAAGGGCTTGTTCTGATTTGTCAATCCATTCGGTAACGCTCCCTGAGACAATAAACATCTTTTCCATTTGCTTAAAACCCCCTTCTCAATTCAACGACAACACCGAAAATTTTTATTTCCTCATCCCCGGGCCCGTAGGTTTTACTTTGCCATTCTGGATTTATCGCTTTAAGGGTAATCGTCCCATCGTCATTTTTAATGACTTTTTTTAGCGTTGCATCATATCCATTAACAAATACGACTGCGTCTTGTCTGTTATGGCAATCTGGTTGGATTCTAAGAATGACAGTATCACCTTCGATGTACATTGGGTACATCGAATCACCTTTGACTTTAAGAGCACGATATTGGTCACCACAATCTAACCAAGATGATGGTATGTCCACTTGTCCAACAACATCTTCCATGGCTTCTGTTGGAGTTCCAGCGGGGACGGATCCGAGAACATCTATTTCTGTATACTCACATTTTGTTCTTTTAAACGGAATAACGTTATCGTCCCATCCCATGATCACAGATGGATGTATATTTAAAATTTTACAAACCGATGCGATTTTATCACGTTTCATATTTTCTATATTGCCGGATTCCCACCTGGATATTGTGGCTTCACTAACTCCGACTTCTTCTGCTAATTCTTTCATCGTGAATCCGTGGGAAAGACGGGCGTCTTTTAAGATTTCTTTAACGTTCATGATGACCTCCGTTCATAAGTGCATTATACATCAATACTTGCATAAATGCAATATATAAAGCTAAAAAGTAAAAAAAATTGCATTGGCGTATTGACACTATAAAAAATGTGATGTATTATTTACTTACGGAAACGCAAGAAAGGAGGTGATAGAAAATGTTTGATGAAAAAGCTTTCAAAATTAGTGTAATCATGTCCGGGGTAACAATGAAACAAGTTGCCGAACATTTAGGAATCAACGAAGCCACTTTGTATCGTAAAATCAAGCGGGATGGGGATTTTTCAAGAAAGGAGATTAATGATTTAATTCCATTTTTAAAGATTGAGAACCCATTTCCAATTTTTTTTGCATGATACTTACGGAAACGCAAGAAAGGATACCTATCATGACCCAAATGGTAACCCTGGAACTCCCTGAATCCATCGCTGCCCAGCTTGCTGAGCTCAACGAGGCGATGGATCGGGATAAGTCCAGCAAGGATATCAGCCCCATGGAGGCGGCGTCAATCATGGGGGTTAATGTGGAGACGCTCAAGACTTCCGCTAGATACGGCGGATGCCCATTCGCTATTTACGGAAAGAAGGATTCAAAGTCCCAGCAGATTACTAAAATCCCAAAGTTACCCTTCTATTTGTTTATGGTTCAGGCTCGTCTGGGAGTTGAATTGATTGGAAGGTAATGATTCATGAAGAAGTATATCGTAGCCACGGCAGCTGCTCTGGTGGTGGCCCTGGCAGTCTATGTGAGCCGCAGCACCCCAGCAATTGGCGGGGAGTGGCTGATGGCAGTGATGGCACCCGGTGGGGTGTGGGTTTGGGAGGACATGCAAAATGAAAATATGTAACGTATTCGAGTGTCCCGATAATACCTGTGGATTAAATAATGCCTGTTGCTGTGAATGTGACCGTGCGGATGATTGTGCGAATCTGTGTGATTATCTCAATCTGAATGATGAATGTCAATGGGAGGAAGAAGACTAATGGAAAAACTGGTAATGCAGAAGCGGAAAAGATCGACGCCACCTTGTCGGCTGCTCAATGTGACCGACCAAACACATGCGATGGTGAAAGAGTTAGCCCATGATCTTAACACGCCGATCGTCGATGTCGTGGAAACACTGATTAATTTTGCTATCAGTCAAGTGGAAATCGTCGTTGAGTACGAAGATGATTGAGTTTTATCCCCACCAGGAGGATGTCCTGGAGCAAACAAAAGGACGCATGAAATGCGCCCATTATCTCAAGATGGGACTAGGCAAGACTTTTACAGGTGCCGAGCAGATGGTCAGGTTAGCCGCCGAATACAATCTGCTGGTGTGCCAAAAGTCGAAGGTGGGTGATTGGATCAATCACATCACGGCTTACTATCCACATCTTAATGTGACTGATTATACCAAAAAAGACGCCGAAATACAACCCGGGGTGATTGTCATCAATTATGAACTGGTGTGGCGGCGTCCTGAATTTAAAAAAATGAGCGGTTTTACTCTGATGCTGGATGAGTCATCCAAAATCATGCACGATACCGCCAAGGTAACCAAATTTATTAAAAAGCTGAAGTACGATGGATTGATTTTGTTATCGGGAACCCCCTGCGGTGGACGCTATGAGCTGTTTTTATCCCAAATCCATATGTTGGGGTGGCCCATATCCAAAAGCCTGTTTTACAAGCAATATTGCGTCACAGAGTCATTTAAAACAACGGATGGGATGTGGCACAAGCAAGTTGTTGGGTATAAAAACATTGATCGATTAAAGCGCAAGCTGGCCGATTATGGAGCCGTGTTTATGGAGACAGAAGATGCTCTTAAATTACCCGATGTCAATGACCAGGTGATTAAGATTAACCCTCCCGCTCAACACAAACAATTTATCAATGACCGCATCGTCATTGTGGATGGGGAGGAAATCGTAGGGGATACGCCCCTTAAAACAATGCTGGGGTGCCGCAAGATTTGTGCTTATCACAATGAGGATAAATTCGCTGCATTATCGGATTTGGTTGAGAGTGCCGATGACCGGGTGATTGTTTTTTACAATTTTACGGCTGAGTATATCAAAGCATACGATGCAGTTAAGCATTTAAATCGCCCAGTATCCGCAGTCAATGGCCAGGCAGTTAATCTAACGGCTTACGAAAACTGTGAGCGCAGTATCACCTTTGTGCAGTATCAAGCCGGGGCCATGGGATTAAATCTTCAAAAGGCCCGGAGGATTGTGTATTTAAGCCCACCTTTACAATGGGAGTTATTTGACCAATCTAAGGCCCGCATTCGCCGGATCGGGCAGAAAAAGACCTGTTTTTATTATTACCTCACCACCACAGATAGCGTGGAGGAAAAGATTTATAAAACTTTGAAGCAACGGAAAAATTTTGATGAAATATTATTTTTAAGGGAGTGTATTGTAAATGATTAAGATTTATTCAGATGACCCAGAAGGAAAATTGGAGATTGATTGTAAAGGAGACTTTGAAACGATCATCACTGAAATTATTCTTGCAGTAGATAAAATTGAGGACTTGCTTTCTGAATCCATCAATATGGATAAAAAAGCAATAACAACATGCCTTGTTTACGGCCTTGTATCGGCGAACGATGAAGAAAATGAGGTAGATGACGATGACTGTGAATAACGAATTACTTAACCCCAATGAGGTGGCCTTTAACGAGGCTGGAATTAAGGCTTTTGCGGATTTGGTCAAACTGACGGAATCCAAGAAGGTTATCGACAAGCAAATCGATGAAGTGAAGTCTAGCTTGGAAACACTCATGAAAGAGCATGGCATCAAATCCATTGATAATGAGTTTATCAAAATAACTAGCGTCCCATCTGTCACCAGTAAGACCGTGGATCTGAAGGCATTTAAAGCAGCTGAACCGGTGGACTACGAAGACCTCGTGATGGACTATCCAAAGGTGACCACCCGCAAGGGGTATGTGCGGTTTACAGTGAAATGAAAAGTTATATATCCACCTGTGAAATTACTACTTTAGTATCATTGGCGCATTTGCTGGAAAACATTGACGAGATACTAAAAAAGGATATCAGCAAGGAAGAAAAAACAGACCTGAAATACCTCAGAACATACACCAAACGCTATATACACCACGCTAAAGAGCGCATCGATAAGAAGAGCGATGACCGGCTAAAGGTGAAAGTCAAAAACTATGTGCCAAAGCTGGAACCCGTCAGAAAGTACGGTGACCCGGTCTTTAATCTAGCCCAGGATGATTTTTATGATCTGGTAGAGGAAGTAATGGCTATAAAATGCTGTGATTGCCCAGGGGTTCTGGGTTGCCGGACCAGAGAGGTGTTACATGATAATTTTATCCCGATTTTAACAGTGACGGATGAGTCAAACCCTTGTGAGTATATGTACAAATTTACAGATTTGAAGGAGATTGCAGATGACTGCAAGAAAATGTGAAAATATTGATTTAAAACTAGAATTAGCATCTGGCATCCTGAACTCAGTGATTGACAATCACGAAGTTTTGAAGGCTTATGATGCGGAATTGACCAGGGTTAAAAATGACCCGAACCCATCGAACACAAGAGTAAATGAGTTTGTGGCTATGAAAAACCTAAAGCTTGATAGGCTGCCCACCAAACAGCTCATGAAAAATAAAATCAGAATCCTGCGGCGGGAGCTGTTGGAACTGTCCTCACTGATTGATGGCGACTGAGAAGCAGTTTGAGCTCAAGGTGAGACGGTTTTTAGAGGGCCGTGGTTGCTGGGTACTGAAAACCTGGGGCGGTGGGATGCAGCGGTCCGGGATACCGGATTTACTGGTCTGTTGCGATGGATTGTTTTTAGGGATCGAGCTCAAAGCCGAAAGGGGGAAACCGACACCCCTCCAGCTTTGGAACATTGACAAAATTAAAGATGCCGGGGGCATTGGGATGGTGCTTTACCCTAATGGCTACGAGAGCTTTAAAAAATTAATTATGGAGATTTTGGATGATAACACGAAAAAAGAAAATTGAAATTGCAAGTCGTGATTTAAACAATCTGAAGAAGAAAGAACCGTTTTTATCAGAGTCGCTTGATTTGGCAATCGATGCCCTGGAGAAAGAAATTCCGGAATCTAAAGAGTTTGAAGGTTTTACCTATGTGTGTGGAAGGTGTGGAGAAGTCAACCTTCTATCTCTACCGAACGATAAGTGCTGCGTTTCCTGTGGCCAAAGGTTGGTGGAATAGATGCAGTTTAGTCATTCCAGGGTGGACCTGTTCACCCAATGTAAATATCGATATAAATTACGGTATATCGATAAGCTTAAAACGCTGCCGGATGATAACCCATCCAATGCGCTGTTTTTAGGGACGGCCCTCCACACAGGGCTGGAAAAAGGCGTTGATGCGGCGATTGCTGAGTATTATGGCAATTACCCCATCATCACCGATGCACACATTAATGAGGCCATTAAACTGGCTGAGATGATTCCACGGACCAAGGCATTATTGCCTCCAGGTGGAGTGTTTGAGCAATCTATTATGACCTCTGATTTTATCGGTTATATGGATTACCTGGTCCAGGTGGATGAGGTTAAGGTTCGGCGCCGGATGGTGCCGGTGTATGACCTGTACGACTTCAAATACTCCAACAGTGATGACCGGTACAAAGATTCCGGGCAGCTCACAGAGTACAAACACTTTTATGAGAGTCAAACGAGGCGAAAAATCCGAAATCTGTACTATGTCATGGTCCCCAAAGTCGGGATCAGGCAGGGAGATAAAGAGTCATTATACGCCTATCGCAGCCGCATCATTGCAAAATGTCACGATGTGGAGCCGCACTTACTCCCGGTGAATTATGAGCCGGAGAGAGTCGTTAAGTTTTACCAGGAGATTAAGCACATCCTGGAGTGCAAGGATTTTGATGTTAAGACCGGGGGCTATTTATGCAACTGGTGTGATTACAAACAATATTGTCAGGAGGACATAGATTACATGATTTTACCAAAGAATGAACGCAGAACACTGGACAAGGTATCTAAAAAAACCATTTGGATTTACGGGGCTCCCTTTAGCGGGAAGACCACCCTGGCCAATCAATTCCCGGACCCCTTAATGCTCAATACGGACGGCAACATCAAATTTGTGGATGCGCCTTACATCCCCATTAAAAACAGTGTTGAGGTTGACGGGAGAAGGACCATTACCACATTAGCATGGGAGGTGTTCCAGGATGCCATTACGGAGCTTGAGAAAAAGGACAATGACTTTAAAACCATCGTGGTTGACCTCTTAGAGGATACCTACGAGCATTGCCGGATTTGGTGTTACAACAAATTGGGCATTGAGCATGAGAGCGACAATAGCTTTAAAGCCTGGGACTACGTGCGGACTCAGTTTTTAAGTACCATGAAGCGCCTTATGAATCTGGATTACGAAAACATCGTGCTCATTAGCCATGAGGATACCAGCAAAGATATTACCAAAAAATCCGGGGACAAAATCACGGCAATCAAGCCAAACATCCAGGAAAAAACAGCCAATAAGGTCTCTGGGATGGTGGATATCGTTGCCCGGGTGGTCACAGATGGGAATGTACGGACACTTAATTTTAAATCCGATGAGGTTATCTTCGGTGGCGGACGCCTTAAGGCTGAGGACTGTGAGATCCCGCTGGACTATGAAGCTTTAATGGAGGTCTATGGGGAAGCCCTTAAAGGCGGTATTGCTAAAGAGCAGCCTAAAAAGCGTGGGAGACGGGCAAAGAAAGAAGAACCAATCAATGATGAACAAATCAATGAAGCACCAGAAGAACCAGTCACCCAAGAAGAAACAAAAGCGGAAGTAGTGGAAGAAGAAAAGCCTAAACGCAGACGGTCCAGAAAAACGAAAGATGAAATCCTGGTGGAAGAACCCCAACAAGAGGAACCGCAAGCAGAAGAAAAGGTAGAGGAAAAACCAAAGACCCGCCGGAGCCGGAAAACTAAACCGGTAGATGAGGTGAAGTATTGGCTTGATCCTGTATCAGGGTGTGTCACCAAAACTGTGGGTGATGAAGAGCCGGACGATGGATTTACCGATGAAATTTGTGAGGATGCATTTAATATCGCACTCGCTGAGGCTGAAAAAAACTGGACACCCGGTGGAGGTAACGATGAATTTATCCGTGAGAATAAGTATTGGATGGATCCCACCAGTGGATGCGTGTGTAAAACACCATTTGATAAAGCCCCGGATGACGAATACACCCAGGAAATTACAAAGGCTGTATTTGAGCGATTAATGACAGAACCCGTGGATGATGACGATGCCGAACCAATTGAAGAATCCCCTAAACGTACCAGAAGAACCCGTAAAGCAAGAGACTAATTGACGAGGAGATATAAAATGACTATTGATTTTAAAAAACTGAACCGTGAATATGACCTGAAAGGTCTGAATGAAGATGCCAAGGAAGCCCGCAAGAATGGGGGGAGTTTTGAAGAGCTCCCCCCGGGGGAATACGAGGTGGCCTTAAACTCCCTGGAACTCAAGCTCACCGGAGAAAAATCTAAAAACCCGGGGGCACCCATGGCAAGCTTTTGCTTTAAGGTAGTATCCGACACCAATAAAGGCCGCCTGATCTTCTGGAATCAGGTCCTCACCCAGGGCTTCCAGATTGACATTGTGCTGAAATTCCTGGAATCTCTTGAAACAGAAGCTCCCATCGATTGTGATGGCTCAGACTGGGAAGCCTTCAACGAAATGTTATTGGATGTGGCGGAATGTATGGACGGGGTGGAATTTTTACTGGAAATCAAGGAAAACAATAAAGGCTTCCGGAATTACGAAGTCATTGAAATTTATGAATAATGAAAGATTATGAGACATTTTTAAACCGTAAAAATGAAATCATGATGAGTGCCGGGATTGAGGGTGATTTAACTCTCAATCCCAAACTTTATGATTTTCAGCGGGATATCGTGCGGTGGGCATTGTTCAAGGGGCGGGCTGCCATCTTTGCGGATTGCGGACTGGGTAAAACCATCATGCAGTTGGAGTGGGCGCATCAAGTCCACCTGTACTGTGGCGGGGATGTGCTTATTTTAGCCCCTCTGAGCGTCACAGAGCAGACAAAACGAGAGGGTCAAGCGTTTGGTATAGCGGTCCAGGTTTGTGAGTCTCAGGCGGATGTGGTACCCGGTATCAATATCACCAATTATGAAAAATTGGCCAAATTTGACGCCACGCATTTTAAAGGCGTCGTCCTGGATGAATCGTCAATCCTTAAAAGCTTCACAGGCAAGGTCAGGACCGCTATCATCGATGCTTTTAGAGGCTGCCGGTATCGTTTGGCCTGTACGGCTACCCCGGCGCCTAATGATTACATGGAGCTAGGAAATCATGCCGAATTTTTGGATGTGATGAGCCGGAATGAGATGTTAGCCACATTCTTTGTCCACGATAGTGGAAATACCTCAAAATGGCGTTTGAAACGTCATGCGGAGGATATCTTTTGGCAGTGGATGGCGGGGTGGTCTGTGTTTATGGACAATCCAAAATCCCTGGGATACGAGGTTACTGGTTATGATTTGCCGCCACTAAATATCCATGAGATTATCGTGGATGGTGACATTGCCATTGATGAGGCATTAACCCTTACAGAGCGACGTAAGGCCCGCAAAGATACCCTGGATTTACGCTGTCAGGCGGCAGCCGATTTGATTAACGCAAGTGATGACCAATGGCTGGTTTGGTGTGACCTCAACGCTGAGAGTCAGGGGTTATATGACCGAATCGAGGACAGCTTCCAGGTTCGGGGGTCCGATAAGGCCCAGTACAAGATGGACATTATGAGTGAGTTTTCCGATGACCTGGTTAAATGCCTGATTACAAAGCCATCCATTGCAGGATTTGGGATGAATTGGCAGCAGTGCCACAAGATGGTATTTGTTGGATTGTCGGACAGCTACGAAAAATATTACCAGGCCATGCGGCGGTGTTGGCGGTTCGGACAGGATCAACCTGTGGATGTCTATATCATCATATCAGCCCGGGAAGGGGCGGTGAAATCCAATATCGAGCGCAAAGAGACCGATGCCAAGAAAATGCAAGAGGCCACGATCGAGTATACCAAAGAGATTACAAAAAATAATCTCAAGCAGACTGCCCGCATGGTCACGCCATATGAACCAGAAGTAATGATGAGTCTGCCAGATTGGGAGGAATTTTATGAGAGTGCTTAACCAAAAAGTCAATGAATGGTACAGCCTGTACAACGGGGACAGCATTAAAGTCCTGGAGGGAATCCCGGATGACAGCGTCCATTACAGTCTGTTTAGCCCACCCTTTGCCAGTTTATACACCTACAGCAACAGTAACCGGGATATGGGCAATAGTCGTGGAGACGATGAGTTTTACCATCATTTTGAGTATCTGATCCAAGAGCTTTATCGGGTGACGATGCCTGGGCGGTTATTATCATTCCACTGCATGGATTTGCCGGCGATGAAAAGCCGGGACGGCTATATCGGGGTGAAGGACTTCCCAGGGAAATTGATTCGCACCTTTGAGGATTTTGGATTTATTTATCACAGCCGGGTGACTGTGTGGAAGGATCCGCTGGTGGAAGCCACCCGGACCCATGCCCTGGGGCTGCTCCATAAGCAGATTGTCAAGGACAGCGCCATGTGCCGCCAAGGCCTACCGGATTATATTATCACGATGCGTAAACCCGGGGATAACCCGGAGATGATTAACCATCCCGATGGGTTTACCACATTTTATGGTGACCACGAGCCAGAGGGTGAAAAAACAGAACAGGAAAAACCAGACGACGAAGCCGTTGAGAAGCACGAAAAATATAACAATAATCCAGTGTATAGCCATCAAGTATGGCGGCGTTATGCCAGCCCGGTGTGGATGGATATCCGGCAGTCTAACACTCTTAACCGGACGGATGCCAGGGACGAGAAGGACGAGCGGCACATTTGCCCGTTGCAGTTGGATGTAATTGCCCGGTGTCTGGAATTGTGGACGAATCCGGGGGACATCGTGCTGGATCCATTTGCTGGCATTGGCAGCACTAATTATGTGGCGCTTAGGATGGACCGCCGAACGGTTGGTGTGGAACTCAAAGAGTCTTATTATGAGCAAGCGGTCATTAACTGTGAGCGGGCGTTGGGTGAGGATATTATTGAGGATGGGAGGAAATTATAATGGAATCGTATGAGTTTAGGCAAAAGCAATCTTTGCCATATCCGGCTAAGGTTCAGCACGCAGCACAAAGGGCCCAAGAGTTTTATGACACGGTTGAGAACTGCCACGTTTCAGTCGGCGGACTCGACAGCATCACTTTACTTCTTTTCCTCCGATCCATTGGGATTGATGTGCCGGCTATATCGGTGTCTCAGCTGGAGGACAAAAGCATTCAACAAATTCATGACGGGATTGGTGTCATTAAGCTAAAGCCTATCAAAAGCAAGGCAAAAGTAATCAGTGAGTTTGGATTTCCAGTCATCTCCAAACAGGTTGCTAGCAAAATCGCCCTACTCCAGAATCCGACAGAAAAAAATAAAACGGTTAGAAATGCCATCATTACCGGGGACTGTGGCAAGCAAGGTGGGTACCGTAAAGGTACCCGGATGCGGTTACCCCAAAAGTGGCTCAATCTCTTCGGTGGTCCAGAAAACGAGAAATATGATACAGATTATCAAACAGCTCCATTTTTAGTCAGTAATAAATGCTGCTATTACCTTAAAGAAAAACCTTGTAATGATTGGGCAAGAGAGCATAAGAGTAGCCCTTTTTTAGGCCTCATGGCATCTGAAGGAGGACAGCGTGAAATGGCGCTCGTCAAGCATGGGTGTAACTACTACGGTAAGACGGTCACCCGGTCGGCACCATTTGCTATTTTTAACCGACAAGATTTATTGCAGTTGGCGTTGGAGTTGGAGGTTCCGGTTCCAAGAATTTATGGTGAAATTGTCCGGGATTCTGACGGGACGCTGAGGACTACCAGAGCCCAGAGGACAGGGTGCTCAATGTGCGGGTTTGGCATCCACCTGGAAAAACGCCCCCATCGCTTTGATCGACTGCGGGAAGACAATCCAAAAGAGTGGCATTATTGGATGTATGACGTTGGATGGGGGGGGTCCTGGATTACATCGGTGTTGCGTGGGAAGATGAGGTTAAAGCATGATTTTTTATGACTTCGAAGTTTTTAAATATGACTGGATGGTAGTGCTCATTGATGTCATCAATGAGAAAACAACCTCCATCGTCAACGACAAAGATGCCCTGGAAGAGTTTTATAATGCGCACAAAGAGGATATCTTCATCGGATATAACAGCCGGAATTATGATCAATGGATTTTTAAAGGCATCCTCTGTGGATTCAATCCAAAGGAAATCAATGATTTTATCATCGTCAAAGGCCAGAAGGGAGGGCAATTCAGCCAGCTTTTTTACAAAATACCGCTCATTAATTTTGACATCATGCCGCCGTTTATGGGGCTTAAGCAGCTAGAGGGCTACATGGGCAGCGACATTCGGGAAACGTCCGTTCCCTTTGATATTGATCGCAAATTGACCCAAGGGGAAATTGAGGACACCATCAAATATTGCATCCATGACGTGGAGCAAACGGTGGAAGTGTTTTGTCGGATGCGGGAAGAGTTTGACAGCGTTATGGGGCTCATCAAAGCCTTTGAGCTCCCACTGACAGATGTTGGTAAAACCAAGGCCCAGTTATCGGCTAAAATCCTCAATTGCACCAAAAAAAAGCACGATGACGAGTGGGATTTGATTATCCCGGATACTCTCAGATTGGGGAAATATAAAAATGTCCTGGACTGGTATTTAAACCCAGTCAATCACAACTACTCCAAAGAGCTTAGTATTGACGTCGCCGGGGTCCCCCACAGTTTTAGATGGGGCGGACTCCATGGGGCGATACCTAAGTATAGTGGAGAGGGCGTCTATCTCAATGTGGACGTGGCCAGTTATTACCCGGCTCTTATGATTGAGTATGGATTCGGGAGCCGGAATATGGCCAATCCAGACAAATACCGGGAAATCCGGGATTTGAGAATCAAATATAAGCACGATAAGAATCCCATGCAGGCACCGCTTAAAATCGTCCTCAACAGCACATACGGGGCAATGAAGGACAAATATAACGCCCTGTATGACCCACGGCAAGCCAATAACGTCTGTGTCGGTGGGCAATTGTTACTTTTAGATCTAATCGAAAAATTAGAGGGGCATTGCGAGTTGATTCAGTCCAATACCGATGGTTTGATTATCAAAATCCCCGATACGGACGATGCCTTCAATACTATTGACGATATCTGTTTTGAGTGGGAGCAGCGGACCAGGATGCAATTGGAATTTGACACCTATGCGCGGATTTATCAAAAGGATGTCAATAATTACATCATCGTGGACGATGAGGGTAATTTTAAATCCAAAGGCGCCTACGTTAAAAAACCAAAGCCCCTGGACAATGATTTGCCAATCCTTAAAACAGCAGTGCTGGAGTATTTTATCCATGGTGTCCCGGTAGAGGATACCATCAATGGATGTAATGAGTTTATCCAATTCCAAAAAATCGTTAAGGTGTCCGGGAAGTATTCCCACGCTCTTTATAATCCAACGGTAACTACTAGAAAAATCCGGGATGAAAATGGGAAGTTGAAAACCATCAAGGTATTTGAGGGTGGCCACATCCAGACGAACCGAACCTTTAGGGTATTTGCATACAACCAAAAGACTGGGTCACTCTATAAGGTCAAGAACGCCAAGAAAAACCCGGAAAAATTTGCAGATACCCCAGAATGGGCCAGCATTTATAATCAGTCTGTGGAGGGTGTACCGGTGCCACTCTGGCTGGATAAACAGTGGTACATCGATAAGGCCATTGGGCGATTAAGAGATTTTGGAGTGAAATTATGATTGTACATTTGGAATATTGCAATCCGTTTAAAAGCAGGGGATCTATAACCATTGATTTAAAATCATTGTGCCTGAACGAAAAAACAAAAGTTGAATATGAGGATAATGATAAAAGGCACATTAAGAAGAAATACAGGGATTGCGATATTAAGAATATTTTTAAAATATTCAAGAAATTACTCACTGGTACAGAAATTGAAGATGTTCAAAAGTTTTTAAATGACAACAGCGAGCATTATGGCGAAATGTTTAAAAAAACTGTGGCTTGTAATAATGACGTTTGCCGGAATATCGAAAGGGTGAAAATTAATGAATGAATATTTATAGAGGGTATATCCAGACTAAAAATAAAGAAGCCATTGAGTCCATCAAAGGGCGGAAAAAATTTAATGCCCTGGAAGATGTGAAAGATGCCCCGGAATATGCTGGAATGCTGGCTCCGGGAATCGTATTGATTGACCTGGACGATGGAGAAGAATCAGACGTTTTAATGGACATCCTTAAGGATAAGGGTGTCCATACCCGTATTTATAAGACCACTCGAGGGAAGCATTTTATTTTTAAAAACGGCGGATTGAAAAAGAATGGAAATCATCTTAAGTCCGCCATCAATCTGACCATGGATGTTAAGCTGGGCGATAAAAACAGCTATGAGGTGATTAAGGTTGGCGGTAAGGACCGGGAAATCCTATTTGATTCCACCAATGATTCTGGGGAGTATGATGTGCTCCCCAGATGGTTGATACCTGTTAAGACTTCCATGGATTTTAACAATCTCAAAGACGGAGATGGCCGGAACGATGCTTTTTTTAAGTATATCCTGACGCTCCAAAGCGCTGGATTAGGCGTAGAGGAAATCCGGGAGACCATCCACATCATCAATGATTATGTGCTCTTTGATCCGCTGCCAGAGTCAGAGCTTAAGACCATCCTCCGGGATGAGGCCTTCAGCAAGCCGGATTTTGGCGCTGGAAGAAATCTCCACATTGAGGTGGTGGCAGAATACCTTAAAAATAATAACCACATTGTCCGCATCAATGGGCGGCTGCATATGTACGGGGACGGGATTTACACCTCCAATTATGCCGATATTGAGCATGAGATGATTGAGATCATCCCCGGGATCACCATGAGTAAGCGCCGGGAAATACTGGCCTATCTGGACGTGATGATCCGGGAGAATACACCATCGGCGGATGCCCGGTGGATTGCATTTAAAAACGGTCTATATAATATGGACACGGATCAATTTGTGGATTTTGAGCCGGGTATAATCATCACAAACCGTATTGAGTGCGATTATAATCCGGCTGCCAACAGTGACCTGGCTAATCACGTCCTGGATAAATTATCTTGTCAGGACCCCGACATCCGGGCACTGTTGGAAGAGTGCATCGGGTACTGTTTTTATCGCCGTAATGAGCTGCGCAAGGCTTTTATTTTGACAGGGGATAAGGCAAACGGTAAATCGACTTATCTGGATATGGTCAAAACATTACTGGGTGATGTTAACACCTCAGCCCTGGACCTCAAAGAGCTGGGAGACCGATTTAAAACGGCTGAGCTCTTTGGCAAGCTGGCCAACATCGGGGATGATATTGGAGATGAGTTCATCGCCAATGCAGCTATTTTTAAAAAGCTGGTATCTGGGGACCGGGTCAATGCTGAGCTCAAAGGTCAGAATCCATTTGAGTTTAATAATTATGCCAAGATGCTCTTTAGCGCCAACACTATTCCACGGATTAAGGACCAATCCGGGGCTGTCCTGGACCGGTTGATCATCGTGCCGTTTAATGCCACGTTTAGTAAGGATGATGCTGATTTTGACCCATACATCAAATATAAGCTGCGGGAACCGGCTGTACTGGAATACCTGGCTAAAATCGGTATTGAGGGACTAAAAAGAGTGATGGTCAATCAACGCTTTACGGTGTCGGATAAATCTAAGGCTGAGTTAAAAACCTATCACCTGGATAATAACCCCATCGAGTTGTGGTTCCAGGAGACGGATATCATGGACATTTTACATAACTCCAACAAGGCTGTGTATCGTGGATATAGTACGTTTTGCGCCGGTGCAAACCTTAAACCTTTGAGTGCGGTGGCGTTTTCAAGATTGGTTAATAAACATTTTGGTTTAAAAATCGTTGATAAAAAAATCGATGGGAAAAAGTGTCGGGTTTACATGATGGAGGGCGAGGAATGACCGTAAAAAAGAAAATAATCTGCATTATCATTGCCACATATATGGTGATTGTCGGGGCTTACGCCGTCTGCTTACATGAGATGATTAGTCGTTATGGGATTCCGGTGTTAGAGGGTCCAGCGGTGGAGACTCGGGATACTGTGTATGTCATCCCGTGGCCATGGCAACTGGATTGGGATGGCCACGGATTTGTTATGAGATTGGAGGTTAAGTAATGATAATTGTAGGTCGTCATATCGAAGGAATAGCGCTGAATGATTTAGAGTATTTGCTGGATGCAGATGGAAATGAATTAATGTTTGATTCAATTGAAGATGCAAAGGAGCATCTCGTTGAAATAGGAATGCCGGAGGAAGAAATGTATTATCTGAAATTTGTTGAGGTGGAGGCAGAAAATGAATAAGCCTAAATTTAGTATAAAAGATTACCCAGGAAAATATGCGATGCACTGCGACAAATGGGTCAAGTCGGATGTGTTTTGCAGATACATGGATTCAGTCGGGAGGGAGTGGCGCGACGGAACAAGATATATAGAGGATAATCCATATGATGATATTGGCAGTGAAATGGCTTATACACTTGATGTAGGGACGTATAGAGATTATGTGTCATTGGGAAATACATATGGTTATACAATCCTGGAATTCGATGATTTTGACTGGTCTAAATCTGTTCCTGAATCTACTCATGAGCCCAATCAACGTCAGTTTTCAACTGGAGCGGTTCGGGATGATGCCACGGGCAAGGGTCGATGTGATCTGCTACCACCCAATGCAATTTTAAAGCTGGCCAAGCATTTTGAAAAAGGCTCCACACACTACGGTGATCGGAACTGGGAGAAAGGCATCCCAACACATTCATTTTTAGATTCGGGTATGCGCCATTTGTTAAAATATTCTGCTGGATATACCGATGAGGACCATTTAACGGCTGCAATTTGGAATTTGATGTGTTTGCTTGAGACAGAGATTTTAAGGCCTGAGATGCAGGATTTGCCAGCAAGAATGGCCATCATGGGTGAGAATTATGATTAAGAAAATCGTCAATAAATTGCTTTTATTGTGGTTGGCCATCGTTTTGGCCATTATCGGCTTGGGTTCTGGTTTTGCTTTTGGAGTGTTTTTTCTGTTTGCATACCCATATAGCATCCCCGTTGCGGTAGCGGTGGTGATGTTGATTTTATATATTTTAAAACATTCGTCATTTAATTTAAATAAATAAAAAATCAATTTATTTAAATTATTTAAAAAGGTTCAACATGGGTTCAAGATGCGATTTTTATCTTGAACCGCCTCAAACGTCCTATTCATGCGGGTTTACGGGTTTAGTAGGTTCAAGATGATTTACTGTAAAAATCCATCTTGAACCGCCTCAAACCCGCATGGGAACGTCTTGTTGCTTGGGTTAACAATCAAAGGTTCAAGATGCTCTATATATTATTATATATTATTACTATATAGTGTTCTTCTTTTGAATCTAACTAGTATTAATTTTATATAAGAAAATCGTGTTTATCTTGAACCATGTTGAACTGATGCTATAAAACCGCATAAACAGGTACTTTGAAGAGGTTCAAGATGCAAAATTTATCTTGAACCATCTTGAACCATCTTGAACCCAAATGCTTTTTTATATAAAAAATTCATTTTATAGAATTTTAGGAGGTAATCTTGAATAAATCAAGAAAATTAAAAAAATCATGGCTCAATCAGTACCAGAAAATATTATACAAGATTAAAACTCTTGAAACCAATAAAAAAAATTGGGAGGACCAACGAGATCGCATTACCCCAATCCCGACGTATTTTAAATATTATACGGACGATGAGATAAAACGCATCCCGTGCTTCACCAAGGATGACCAGGTTAAAAATAATATGCCTCCCGTCATCGTTCATGGCAGTGCATCCAAATCCGCAGCAGATATTATTATCGAGATCTTGACCATTGAGGATGATATCCGGTCAGAAATCAGCCGATCGGTCAGAGCTCAACGATTAATCAATGATGCTATCGAGTCATTGACGGACACCGATGAGCGCAATGTCCTGTATGAGCATTATATTAACGGCGTCCCGTTAATCTTCATGGAAATGCCGTATTGCTACGCCAGTGTTAAGAGTCTGCATCAATCAGGGATTGACCACTTAAAAATCAAAAGGTCTTTTAAAATTAAAAACAATAGCCCCCATTAGCCCTGGGTCCGTGATATTATGGTAGCATGAAATAAAAAGATAAATGTGCTCAGTCATAAGGCACATTAACACACTGGTTTGGGCTCCAGTGTGAACGACGGTTTGGACTTTTTCCGTCACCTCCTAATTTATATGGTATCTCTTAAATCTTTTTAATTCATGTATTTCCTTTCTCCTTGAGGGCGCTCTTCATACCGGCGTCCTCTTTTTATTGCTGGATTTATTATTTGATTTACAAACCTGGAAGGAGGTCTTTGACCATGGGTGCAAAAGGTAAATATCATAAATGGATAACGGATGAAGGCCTCCTAACCATCGAAGGGTGGGCCAGGGATGGACTAACCGACGAACAGATTGCACATAATATTGGGATTACACCGGCAACGCTGTACAAGTGGAAAAACCAGTTCGTTGAGTTTTCAGAGGCCTTAAAAAACGGCAAAGAGGTAGTGGATAGGCAAGTGGAAAATGCCCTCTTAAAACGGGCATTAGGCTACGAATACGAAGAGATTAAAACTGAATTTAACCCAGATGGAAGTCGTAAAGTGATTAGGACCATCAAGCACGTGGTGGCAGATACAACGGCTCAGATATTTTGGCTTAAAAACCGTAAGCCCGCTGAATGGCGTGACGTTAAAAATGTCAATATGTCCGGGGAAGTCAATAATCCCTTTAAGGATTTGAGCACCGAAGAGCTTAAGAGGTTGGCCAATGGCAAATAAGATAACCAAAATGGATCAGATTGCCTTTTGGGCCAAATGTGAGCTTGCCCGGCGTGATTTATGGCAATATTGCCACCTGATGGATCCTAAGTTTTATGCCGATGACCGGCCACATCTCAAAGAGATATGCCGTGAGATCCAGGACTTCCCGCAATCGGATGTTAATGTGCTTGTGTTGGACGCACCCCCTAGGCACGGGAAAACCTACACCCTGGACTTCACCACGGAGTGGTTTTTTGGCTGTGATTCTCAAAACACACGGATCATGAAGGGATCTTATAACGAGATACTGTCTAAATCGTCCTCTAAAAAGGTGCGAGATGACATCATGGCCGTTAAGGCCCATCCTCTAATCCCTGTATTCAGCGATGTTTTCCCATACGTCACTATCAAGCGTGGTGACGGAGCAATGAATTTGTGGAGCTTGGAAGGAGCATATAACAGCTATCTGGCAACGTCCCCTGGGGGGACCGCTACTGGATTCGGCTGCACCCTCTTAATCATCGATGACCTCATCAAAAATAAAGAAGAGGCTTTTAATGAACTCAACAAAGACAAACAATGGGATTGGTTTAAAGGGACAATGTTATCCCGTATCGAGGGCGGCGTAATCAAAATAATCATCGTCATGACCCGGTGGGCGTCCGATGATCTGGTGGGCCGGGTGCTGGATGAATTTGGGCATTTGAAAATCAAGCACATTAATTACAAGGCCCTCCAGGATGACGGAACCATGCTGTGCCCAGGTATTTTAAGCCACGATGGATTTGAGCAGCTTAAAAACGCCATGGACGAGGATGTCTTATATGCCAACTATCAACAGGATCCACTAGACCTTAAAGGTCGCCTGTATCAGAGCTTTAAAACTTATGACCAGTTGCCAGTGGATGATGATGGAAATAGTTTGCTTGAGGGTATTTATAGCTACACGGATACCGCCGATGAAGGTGATGATTACCTATGTACCATCATTTATGGATTATATAATCATTGTGCGTATGTCCTGGATATTATTTATACCCAGGCTCCGATGACCGAAACTGAGCCCCTGGGGGCTGAAAAACTCAATGTCTATGATGTGAGTCTTGCCCGCATTGAGTCCAATAATGGTGGATCTGGATATGCAAGGTCCGTTAAGCGGCATTTGGAGGATGAGCACGACAATTATTATTGTGATGTGACCTGGTTCCATCAATCAAAAAATAAAAGAGCCCGGATACTGAGTAACAGTACCCGAGTAGAAAATAATGTCATTTATCCGGCGAACTGGGCGAACCTGTGGCCGGATTATTTTTTAGCCATGAATAAGTATAGCCGTGAGGGTGCCAATAAACACGATGATGCCCCGGACTGCACCACTGGGGTGGTGGAAACCATGGTCATGATGGGAGTACAGATATGAAATGGGTGGATAAATTGAAAAATAAAATACAAAGCTGGCTGCAAATTCAGCCGGCCTATGCCTCAACAATCATCATTAATGAGGATTTGGATTATAAGGGAAATGCCATTAAAAACCGCATCTGGTACCGTGGTGACAGTTATGAGCTGGATCAACTTTACAAACAGATTCCAGGGCGTAGAGATAGCTTTTGGGCAGCCGTACCATCCACAAACATGAACATCCGGAAAATCCATACCGGTCTTCCATCCATCATCGTGGACACGTTGGCTGATATCGTCCTGGATGATCTCAATGATTTTGGATTCATCAACGCTGCTGACGAGGATTTGTGGATGGACGTGGCGGACGAAAACAAATTCAACAAATTACTGGAGCGGGCACTTAAAGAAGTGCTCTACATCGGGGATGGGGCTTTCAAAATCAGTTTTGACCCTGAGATGTCGGAATTGCCAATCCTGGAGTTTTTCAGCGGGGAAAAAATCGACATCAAATACAAGCGTGGCCGCCTGGACAAAATCGTTTTTAAATCTGAGTGCGAAAGTGGCGGTAAAATGTACATCCTCCATGAGATTTATGGCCGGGGGTATGTGGATTACGTACTCAAAAACCAAAACGGTGATGAGATTCCACTGAACACCATTGATGACACGGGAGATTTAGCACGAGTCGAGTTTGCAGACCCCAATCAAATGTGGGCCGTACCTCTCATAATCTATGAATCCAGTAAATGGGAGGGCCGTGGTCAAAGTATCCTGGATAAAAAGACCGATGATTTTGACGCTCTTGATGAGGCATGGAGCCAATGGATGGATGCCCTTCGGGCTGGGAGGTCTAAAACCTACATCCCAGAGAATCTTATCCCTAGGGACAAAGAAAACGGGATGTTGATTCGCCCCAATGCCTTTGATAATCGGTTCATCGTGACGAAAGGATTATTTAATCCAGAGTCTGGGCAGTCTCCAAAGGCTGAGGTCATCCAGCCTGCCATCCCTCATGACAGTTATCTAAACACTTATATTACTGCTCTGGATCTGTGTATGCAGGGATTGATCAGCCCATCCACCCTGGGCATTGACGTAAAAAAGCTGGATAACGCTGAAGCCCAACGGGAAAAAGAAAAGGCCACTCTGTATAGCCGGGCCGCCATTGTTGGGTGTTTAGAGGATGCGTTACCCTCCCTCATTGAGACGGTCTTATCTGCATACCGTCAATGGTCAAATGTTGGGGGTGCGTCCGATGCAGTCCAGGTGGATGTGGATTTTGGAGAGTACGCAAATCCATCCTTTGAGGCCCAGGTTGAGACCGTGGCCAAGGCCCGAACCGGCGGAATTATGTCCATTGAGGCAGCCGTTGATGAGTTGTATGGAGATAGCAAGGATCCGCAGTGGAAAACTGAAGAGGTGGACCGTCTGAAGCAAGAGCAGGGCATCGCTGAAATGATGGAACCAGCCGTTGGAAATGAGATTGTGGAAGATGTACCGACCAATCCAGAACCAGTGGTGACCACAGATGCCGGATTATGATATCGCCAAGGCATTCCAGGAGATTGAAAAAGAGTTAATCTTATCAATGCGCCGGAATCTGTCAAAACATATTGATGATCAAGAGCTGGAAGGTTTTGATTGGACGATGTGGCAAGCCGAACAGCTGAATGAATTGACCCGGTTTAGGAAAAATAACAAAGCTCTATTTGGCAACTACTTTAGCACCATCAACACCAATATTGAGAGCACATTAAAAGCGGCCCAGCAAACGGGCAGACTTAAGCAGGAGCAAACTATCCTCAAAGCCTTACAAAAGGGTTATGTCGCACCAAAGCGGAACCCAAAAGGTATCCAGGGTAGTTTTTTTAAGCTCAATGACAATAAAATGAATGCTCTGGTGTCGGCTACCATGAAGGATATGACCCATGCTGAAACAGCGGTACTGAGAATGACCAATGATGTTTACCGTCGGACCATTTTTAAAGCCGCAACCTACGCCAATAGTGGAGCAGGGACCGTCAACCAGGCCATTGATATGGCCACTAAAGACTTCCTGGCCGCCGGTATCAATTGCATTGAGTATGCCAATGGCCGCCGTGTTAACATTGCATCCTACGCAGAAATGGCACTCAGGACATCCAACAAACGGGCTTATTTGGTTGGGGAGGGCGCCGCTCGGGATGCTTGGGGCGTCCATCTGGTCAGGGTATCACAATATGGAGCATGTTCCCCTACTTGCCTACCGTGGCAAGGGCGGATTTATATTGACGATGTTTATTCTGGTGGTAAGGCGGATGGCAATCACCCGTTATTATCTGAGGCCATCGCCGGTGGGCTATTCCATCCCAATTGCCGGCACACTATGAGCACCTGGTTTGATGGGATTAATATTGATGGCGCTGGTAAAGATACGGACACCGTCAATAAAAACTATGCCCTGGAGCAAAAACAACGCTATAACGAGCGTCAAATCCGCCGATATAAGCGATTGAGTGAGGGCAACCTTGATCCAGATAATGTGACATATTATAAAGGCAAGGTTGGGCAGTGGCAGATGAAACAGTCTGCTCTCATGGATGCTTACCCAGATATTTTACGCCGGGATTATGCCCGGGAAGGCACCCGTGGATTAACCTTGAAAACTAAAAATTATATCCCGAATCCAATCCTGGCACAAAAGCGGGCGTTGTCCTCAGCTCTCGCTGTGGCAAAACAAGCCTTGACTAATGCAGATACTAGGACGGTGTTATCTGGGGTTTGGAAAGATGACGTCATCGTCTCTGATTACCTGGTTAAAAAAGTGTCCATCCAGGCTAAAAAAGATTATTACATCAATCAAATCCAGTCTGGAACCTTGGATGCCGGAAAGAAACAAGAATTTACTGACAAATATAATAAATTGCTGGATTGGGAGCAAGAAGGCATTGATTATGAGGATGCAAAGCTCAAAGTCGATGACCTGGAGAGCCAATTATCTGCGTTATCCGGTCCGTCTAAATTTGTGGCAGGCAATCCGAACCCCGATGATCCCTACACCGATGAGCGTAAAAATAAGGCGCATTGGTTTAAGGATTGGGCTAAGGCGGACGCTGAGCTTAAGCCAGATGCCGATGCTGTTTATAAAGTTTCATCCCAGGGCGCCAAAGATGGACTTTATGATTATACCGCCGGATCTGGTGGTTTTAATCGCCCATTGGCTGGGTTTAGAAAGCCGTGGAATCAAAGCGGCAGCGGATGGGAACAAAAGTATTATGTTGGACCGGATAAGGTCTGGATTGACTTTGAGGGTAAAGGTCAAAAGATTCGAGACTTAACAGAGATGATTAATCAGTCTTCTTATGATTTTGATATCTGGCTGCAACGGGGGTGCGACAGCAACGCCTTTGATTTGTTTTTAGGTACTACTGACATGGCATCTATGACTGAGGTAGAGTTACAACAATTTGTTGGGCGGTCTAATACCTTTGATAACTTTTTAAGCTGTGCTACCAATAAAGGCTCTGGATTTAGCCATAAACCTGTCATCGTCAATGTGTATGCCCCAAAGGGAACAAAGATGATGTATGCCAGGCCGTGGAGCGCATTTACCAATGAGGATGAAATCATCATCCAACGTGGTGCAACCTACAAGATTAAAAAAATAGAAAAAAATGGCGGTAAAATCTACATGGATGTGGAAGTGAGGCCCGAAAAGGGATATAATACTTTCCAACAGGATCCCAACGAGTGGACGGGAAGTAAAAAGGATTACCACGACTGATAGGAGGTGGTTTGTTTGGCATACACAAAAGAGCCCCAGGTATTCGGGGGGAAGCATGTCAATGACAATATTGTCTGCATCGGGTGCCGGTACGCATATGGGGAGCCTCCATTTGAGGATACCCCGCAAAAGAGTAATTGTGAAATGTACCCTGATTACAGCGGGGAGACTAAGCCCAATGATGTTTACTTTGATGGGGCACCGTGCCCGTACCGGCTGGAAAAATGATTAAAAGACCCGTTAAGACACCGGAAAAGAAAAAAGATATTGGGACTTTTGAAAAAATTATAGATTATTTCATCGAAGTTTTAGAATTTGGATTTCCAGCGTATATTGCAGTAGTGGCCATTTACGCATCTGTTGTAACGTTGAGCCACATAGTGATCGAAAAGATGGACCTGGTATCATTTCAGGATTTTTTAACGCTAGTTGTAAATTTATTGGAAAGACCAATTTTGATTGCGGTTTCTGCATTCGTGGCGTACATGATTTTGAAATATATCAAAAAATTTATGATTGATTGAGCACTGCTTAGGCGGTGCTTTTTTAATGCCCAAACACGATACGGCGTTAAAAGGTGCGTGAACAGGGAGACACCCTTAAAACTGGACTAATCTATGGTGAGACACACCTAAAACTGGAGGACCAATATGGCAGATGGACAAGTTACCACACAGCAAACGACAGAGCCGGCCGCACAACCGGCACAGGCTCAACAAATCGACTATGGCAAATTGGAGGAAATCCTGAATAAAAAGGCAGAAGTGACCGAAAAAGGCGTGATGAAGTCATTTTTCAAGGAACAGGGGCTCAGTGAAGAAGAAGCGAAACAGGCGATGGCTGATTTTAAAAAGAATCAGGAGACTACCGCCCAGGAATCCGCAGCGCATCAAAGTCAGGTGGAAAATGAGCTCGAACAGCTAAAAGCACAAGTTACCCAGGCCAAAATCAATGAGTCTTGTTATACTCTGGCTTCTGAGCTCAATGTGGATATGAAGAACATCCCATATGTGGTCAAATTGGCCGATTTTAAGGACGTTGTCGATGAACAAGGTGCCGTTAAAGATGACGCACTTAAAGCGGCGATTAACAAAGTTTTAGAGGATATCCCTGCTCTTAAAAATAGCGCAGAAGGTGGAGCTGGGAGATTGAAGGTCGGGGGTGCTGGTGGCCAGAGCACAGCCGATCAAAACGATCAGTTGGCCGCAATTTTCGGAAATATTAAATAACGAGGTAAATGATAATGACTGTTTACAATTATGCAGACGCTTTTGAAAAAGAATTACAGCAGAAATATGCCAGGGAACTGGTATCCGTGGAATTGGCAAATTCCAATCCACAGATTAAATTTTTAAATGCCCAGACCATCAAGCTGCCGAAAATCACGGTGTCTGGGTACAAAGACCATAACCGCAATGTCATGGGCTTTAATGCCGGGACTGTTACCAATGATTGGGAGCCGAAAAAGCTTACCCATGATCGTGACATCGAAATCCCAATTGACCCAATGGACATTGATGAAACCAATCTGACATTGGAAATGGCAAATATCCAGAATGTGTTTGAAACTGAACAGGCCATCCCAGAAAAGGATTCTTACCGCTTTAGCAAGCTTTACGCAGAAGCCGGAACCTACGCTGCTAATGGTGCGGTCATTGATACTACCGCCGTCACCATTGCAAACTTTTTAGAATGGTTCGATACACAAATGGCCACCATGGATGATAAATCCGTCCCGACGGATGGGCGCATCCTGTACATGACATCCACCATGATGAAGATTGCCAAAGAATGCCAGGGAATCAGCCGGAACATCTCTGCTGGTGCAGCAGGTGTCATCAATCGTCAAGTGACTGGACTGGATAACGTATCCCTTAAAACCGTCCCCTCTGGGCGTTTTAAGACCGCCTATAACTTTACCGATGGATGTGTACCGGCAACGGCTGCTAAGCAGATTAACATGATTTTGGTACATCCCTCTTGCGTAATCTCCCGTGATAAATACGCCTATATGAAGCTGTTTACCCCGGGGTCTGATAGCCGTACTGCGGATAAGTATGTCTACCAGAACCGCTATTACACGGACACTTTCCTCATCCAGAATAAAGCTTGCGGGATTGCCATGAATGTGGAGGCGTCTGAATAATGATTGCCAGAAAAGATAACAAAGAGTATATCGTGGACGATGCCAGCAAGGGTTTTTATCAATCCTCTGGCTTTGACATCTACGACGATGCCGGCAATATTTTAGAGTATGGGGCGGGTAAAACTGTCCCATATGAAAAATATATGGCGGTTGTGAGTGAATTAGAGGCTCTTAAAAAGACGAAATCTAAATCTACGGCGGCAAAATAAAACACATGGAGGATGCCATGGAAAATTACTGTACTTATGAGCAATACCGAGCCATGGGTTATACCACCATCCCAGATGTCGATGCCCCAGGGCGGTTGATGCAGTCCAGCCGAAATATTGACAGCTTGACATTTAACCGCATCCCAGGGGGCGGGGGAATTGAAGCCCTAACCTCTTATCAGGAGGATGTGGTGCGACAATGCACCGCTCAGCTGGCCGATTATTACTATAACAATCAGTCCATCATTGAGAGTGCCCTATCTGCCTACTCCATTAACGGGGTGTCCGTCAATCTGACAGCATCCCCCATGATTGAGATTCGGGACGGTGTTGTCATCCCATCTTATATCATGTCATTTCTGGAGCAGTCTGGATTGTGCTGCTTAAACGTGGATCGGTGGTAATGCTATGGGATGGCCAAATTTAGTCCCTGATTGCCTCTGTAAAACGCCTATTACTGTGACGGTATACCAGGCAGACTTTGACGAGGACGGGGCACCAGTGCCGGACATCGTCATCGCTGGGATGTGTAATTACCAGGATACAGCCCACCGGGTTCTGACACCGGAAAAGCAGCTCATCACCATCACCGGGGTGGCCCTGTTTAACGGGGACCTTGCCCCTGGGCCCCCGGTGATCACCGATGGTGAGGCTGTCGTTTATGGTGTCGCCCATAAGATTTATAAGGGTATCAAGGCCAGGAACCCGGATGGTACCGTCAATTATACAAAATTGGAGTTGATGTGATATGGGCAAAATCGCCCATGTGTCGAGCAAGGTTAATATCAGCAAGGTCTTGATTGCCGGGCTTAAGCAGGCAGCCATCACCTGTTTGGAGCAGACCGGGGAGGCTTTGCATACCCAAATCATTGCCGATGAGGTGATGCCTTTTGACCAGGGAACCATGCAAAATGAGCAGACCTTTGTGGATACTTCGGCATCCAAATCCGGCACGGTAACATTGACCACCACCAGCCCCCAGGCCAGGAGGCTTTATTTTCACCCTGAGTACGATTATCAGCGGGTTAATAATGCCAATGCTGGGGGATTGTGGGCCGATGATTATATCGATGGCTCCAAAAAAGATTTTTGTAAGACGACATTTAAAAAGCTGTACAAGCTTAAAACGGGGGTCTAAATGCTGGGATTAGCAGATATCCGGGACTGGATTAAAACACTGGACACCGGAGCGGAAAACTATTATATCGGGCGTTTGGATGCCAAAAAAGATAAGTCAATTGGGGTATATTCGCTCAATAACACCAGTGCGGCGGCCATCGCCCTGGGCGGTGATGAGACAACAAAGACAGCTGTTAAAGGTGTCTCAATCCTAATCCACTGGAATAAAAATGCCAGGGAAACGGAAACGGCGGCCTTTGGGGTGTTTGAAAAGATGATGTTTAAAAGCAATTTTGATATTAAAGACACTCATGTTAATTATGTGCGGTTATTGAGCGCTGAACCCATTGACGTTGGAAACGGGGCTGATCTGGTCTATGAGCGGGTCATCCAGGCGGAATTTTATTACGAAAGGTAGGTAAAACCTATGATTACAAGCGGAGTTTATCCGGTTTTTGAGAACAAATTTAAAATTGGGACGGCGACAGACACCAAGGTCAGTATCGCAGATCTGGAAACCTTTAGCGTCTCCATGGACAACAACGTTGAGGAATGGACCCCTATGGATACCGAGGGATGGATTAGGCGATTGATGACCGGGAAGGCCTTTACTATTTCCCTGTCTGGCAAGCGCAATGTTGGGGATGCCGGCAATGACTTTGTGGCGGGGCTGAGCTGGAAAACGGGGCAGAACGTCACCGTACCCTTTGAGTGGGAATTTCCAAATGGTGATAAATTGGCATTCAGTGCCGTTATCAATGTGACCACACCGGGTGGCGGTGACTCCACCAATGTGGATGCCCTGGAATTTGACGCCATGAGCGATGGGAAGCCGACTTACACACCTAAGCCAACTGAATAATGGAGGTAAAATAAATGAGTAAACGAATCTATAACATCACAGATAAATTGATGACGGAACGTCCTGTTGTCATCATCGATAATGAAGAGTTTGAGATTGACGATAGCCTTGTGGCTACCAGTAAATCCCTGGAGGTTATGGCTGATTTTAAAATGCCGGATGGTATCTTCGAGGTGTTAAAGATCCATCTGGGGGAAGTGGTTGCTGATAAACTAAAATCTTATGGCAGAAGCTTAGAGTATTATCAGGTAGTGTTTTACGCTGTTGTCGCAGCGGCCCAGGGCGTGGAGTATGATGAAATCGCCAGCCGATTTCAAAAATCCGCAGAACAACACCCTGTATTATAGTCTGTTCGATGATTGGGGCCTCATTGAGGCCTCTTTTAATGCCCAGTATGGTATCCGGCTGAGAAAAGACGCTGAGGGGATGACCTGGAATGAGTTTGCCACTTTGCTGAGTGGCATTGCACCAGATACCCCACTGGGAAATATCGTATCAATTCGGGCCGAAAAGGACCCAAAGGTATTAAAACAATTTAATGCCCAGCAGCGGAAAATCCACCGGGACTGGGCGAAAAAACAGGCTGCTGATATCAACATGGATGATTATAAAAATATGATGAACCAGCTGCAAGACGCATTTAAAACCATGGCGGGAGGTGACCACGAATGGGGCAAAAATTAGGCTCAATCGATATTGACCTTATCCTAAACTCCAAACAATTTAATACGGCCCTCATGGGCGTTAATACCAAATGTAAAAGCGCCGCTAATGGTATCGTCAGTTCTTTAAGTGGTGTCGGTGGCAGTGCAACGGCCATGGGCTCAGAAGTGAGTGCCGGGGCAGGATTGGCGGGTACCGCCATGGCGGCTGGATGTGCGGCTATTGTGGCCGCCGCTGCCGCTGCTGTAACGGCTATTGTATCCATAAGTGCATCTGGCATCCAGCTTGCCAGTGACTTAAACGAGGTCCAAAACGTCGTAGAGGTCACTTACGGCGGTATGACCCAAAAGGTCAATGAGTTTGCCTATGCCGCCAAAGATGCCTATGGACTGTCAGAAACCATGGCGAAAAAGTACATGGGCACCTATGGGGCAATGTCAAAATCCTTTGGATACACGACTTCCCAGGCCGAGCAGATGAGTGAAGTCTTAACTGGACTCACCGGGGATGTGGCATCATTTTACAACATCTCCCAGGATGAGGCATACACGAAGCTAAAATCCGTCTTTACGGGTGAGACTGAAAGCCTTAAGGATTTAGGCGTGGTCATGACTCAAAATGCTCTGGACCAGTACGCTCTACAAAATGGATATGGTAAAACGACATCTAAAATGAGTGAGCAGGAAAAGGTGGCCTTGCGGCTGGCCTTTGTGACGGATAAGCTGTCTGCATCCCAGGGGGACTATGCCAGAACCTCCGATGGCTGGGCCAACCAGGTCCGCAAGCTATCTCTTGAATGGGATGAGTTTAAAGCCAATTTAGGCCAATTGCTCATTGTTGTGTTATTGCCATTATTAAAGACGCTGAACGCCATCCTCAGCACGATTAATGGCATGGTGCGCAAGGTCAAAGAATTGTGGGCAGCCATCACCGGGAAAGAGGTGTCTCAGGCGGTAGATGACGTATCGGACAGTGTCGGAAATATTGGTGACACCACCGAAGACGTTGGCGACACTGTGGACGATACGGTTAAGGATATAAAAAAGACCATCCTGGGCTTTGATGAGCTCAACGTCCTCCAGGACCAGTTGTCCGATTTGGACGATGATATTGGAGATACGGGTGGGGATATCACATTACCGTCCGTCACCCCCGGGGATGGAGATGGCAGTAGCTACGATGGTATTATTGCCGCGATTGGGAAGGCTGGGGATAAGGCTGACCAGTTTAAGGGTAAAATGGATGCCGCCCTCGACCCGCAACCAGTTTATGTTTATGAGGACTCTTTGGAGGCCATCGAAGCAAGATTAAAGGATTTGCTTGACCAAGTAGGCGTTGTTGGTGCCCGGCTTAAAGAGGCGTTTCAGATACCGCAATTATCACCTGTTCCGGTGCCGGGATTGGACCTGACCGAGTTTAACGAGAGTGTGGACCTTTACCAGGCACCCATTGCCGCTCCAGTGATTGAACAAGCTTTTGTCCCTGGGTTAGATTTAGTTACTGCCTTTGAGCCATCCTTAGCCCTTGCAAAATGGGATGTTGATAATTTTACCCTGGGAACCCAGACAGAATTTACTACCTGGGCAATTGTGGTGGCTGGTTTATCGGCTGTATTGGCAGGACAAATACAGGGGAATCTTGTTGGAGCATGGACCATTATCCAGGGCGCTCAGACGCTTGCAACAGCCACGATGATAGCTAATGCACAAAACTTTGGTCTCCAAACTCAAACTGCTTTTAACACCGCTATGGCTGTGGTGTCATCCAGCGTCCAAAATGGGATGGCATCGGCAAGAGATGCCTATAATTATGGGACAAGTTATATGATGACCCAGGCGGCCAGCTGGTCTGTTGCAATGATCACTAAAGCCCAGATGACCGGAAATGGGATCAAATCATATGTACAAAGCGGCGTGTCATCGGCCCAATCAGCTGTGAGTGGATTCGTATCATCGAGTGTGTCCTCTTTTGCATCATGGCAGAGTAGCATCACATCCAAAGCTCAAAGCGCCTGGATGGGTGTCGTATCGGCAATATCCGGAGCGATTAGCACAGTTCAAGGAATGATTAACAATGTGATCAGTGCAGCCCAGAACGCAATCGCAACGGTTAAAAATGCAGTGAGCACGTACTCAAGTTATTGGCAAAAAGGCGCTCAGACGATGGGAGGGACGGGACCAGCTATTGCAAAATCTGCGGCTATTGGTGCTGGGGTTGGCGGAATAGCTCTATCTGGGGCAGGATTAATATCCAGTATTGGTGGAGCATTAGGATCGTTGGGCTCTTTGATTCCGGCGTTTGCATCCGGCGGTTACGTCAAAGCCAACAGCCCGCAGCTGGCCATGATTGGGGACAACACCAGCCAGGGTGAAATCATCGCCCCGGAGGATAAGATGATGGCCGTCATGATGCAGGCCTTGAGTCAATTTGCAGGCCAAAATAACAATACCCAGGCATCTAATCAACCGGTACAGCTCATCGTCCAGCTTGGCGATTATACATTTATTAATACCATCGTGGACATGATTAACAATGAGTCCAGGCGGACCGGGCAGCCGCTTATCATCACAACTTAGGAGGGTGTAATGGCAAGAGATTTAATTTATAACGGAGTCACATTACCAGCCCCAACCGATTACACCTATGGTTATTATGATGAGTCAAGCCCGGATTCTGGGCGAACCCTGGACGGGACGATGTTTAAAAAAATAGTGGCGCAAAAAAATAAAATTGAATGTGCCTGGAAAATGGTGCCCGATAGTCAGGCGGCAATCATCCTATCGACGATTAAGCCAAACACCTACGGGACGCTCAGATATCCTAGTCCATTAACGGGTGGGGATGCGACATCCACGGTATACAGCGGCGATGTGAGTGCTAAAAAAATGGCAGTCATCAATAATGTTGTGTATTGGGAGGTTAAGCTTAACATGATTGAGCAGTAAGGGGGTCAAATGTACACTAAAGATTTAGTCGCCATCTTGACCACCACGGATGGAAAAACCTATACCTTGGATAAAACAAAGCTACTCTCCAGGACATTCACCGAAAACTCTAGCAGTGCCAGTGATATCGCCCTGGGGTATTGTGCGGCGAAAAGCTACACCTTCGCCCTCAACAATTTGAATGGCCAGTGGGATGATGTGATATTGACGGACGCCACCATGGTTTTAAGCGTGGTGGATGCTGCCGATGAAACAGGTGGCTATAAAATCGGGAAATTTTATGTTGAGACGGCCAAAAAAGAAAATGGCGCCATCAATATCACAAGCACCGATGCCATGACCAAATTTGATACCAAATTTATGGGTGCTACTTATCCCTGCACCATCGGCCATCTGGTCCAGGTCATTGCTGATCAGCTGGCCATTGACCTCATCACACCGACCTTCACGAATTCGGAATTTACTATCAAAAAAGGCGACCGCCTGAAAGGCGCATCCTGCCGAAATATTTTGGCCTTGTGCTGTGAATTGGCCGGCTGTTTTGCGCAGATTACCGCAGACGAAGAATTGCAACTCCGATGGTATGATTTTAGCACTATGGCCACAGAGTATGTATATAGTGATTTTAGTAAATTTGTGGCCGATGAGACACCTACCCAGATTACGGGGGTGCGGTATTACCTTGAGGATAAAAAGCTCACAGCGGGTAATGATGGGAATGCAATTACCATCACCGCCAATGATGCGCTCTTCGATGATGCGGACGAATCCGATATCCAGGGCGTGTTGGACAATATTTACAATGAGAAAATCAAGCAGCTTGGGTACCTGCCCTGCAATTTTACTACCTCAGATTTCCGTGGGCTAAAAATAGGGGATGCCGTCCGTGTGACCACAGAAAAGGGCCAGCGGTACGTGAGCATCGTCACCCAAAACAAAATTATTGGGATGATGCAAAATCAGGTTTTAAGTGTTGGAAAATCAATTATAGCCGATAAAGGCTACACCCAGGCGGTTAAAGGTGTTAATGACACTGACATCGGCGACAAAATCGGCTACGTCCTGGGCTACAACCTGGCCGCCTACACCTACACAGACAGTGCCCAAACCCTGTGCGCCGTGGCCGTAGAGGGTGACAACGACACCCGGGTGGACACGCAGCTCTTACTCACCTATGAGTTTACGCCGACCGAACCGGAGGCGCTCACCGTTACCGGAGACGTGGCCGGAGCGGTCAGCGGCACCTTCGAGGGTGTGATTGACACCACCGACACTACCGCCGTATCCGGCACCCAGACCGGCGATTTAACTGGGACCCTGACAGGCGCTGCCGTAGCCGCCCAGGATGCCCCGCTCATCACAATCGACTACCGCATGGATGCTACGGTCCAGTGTCGGATGTACCAGCGGCCTCACCCGGGGGCAAATACTTTTAGTGCCGCATTTATACCAATAACGCAAAAAGGTGGGACGGTCTCCCACGATGTACAGGTCACCGTCGCCGGTGGCCAGATCGCCGTGGACAAGCGGGGAGCATCAATCAGCCTGCTGGTCAAAAATGGCACGGTCATCGATACGCCGCCATGGCCGGAGATTAATATTACTCAGACGTTTAATCCGATTGTGGTTAATGCCTCTGACGATGCGGCTATTAAAATTGTGGATATGTTTGAGAGCATCACCGCAGGGCCGCAGGTGCCAACAGGTGGCATATTCACAGAGATTTACACGCCGATATCGGTGGTATCTCAAGACAGTTATATCTATGTTGGCAGTGATGATAATCTACTGTCACCCTACTGGCAGACCGAGAATCTTACAAGCTACAATGGGCTTGCCGTGACAAGTTTATTGGATTGTACATTGTTATTTAACGGCACCTATCAATCCAGTGCCATGGGCAATATTATGTTTGCACCACAATTTGAGGCCGTCGATGGTGGCCGCCCAGCGGCTTGGGACACCTTATCCATGATGGAGTCCGGCAAAATCTATCAGATGGATATTGAGGTCATATCTGGGACGCTGATGGTGCCAGAAGGTGCCAGTACGGATAGTTTTAACATTGCGTTGGGCTATGCCAGTGCCGGCAATCCGGCGTTTTTAACCGCAAAATTATTGCAGGGGGAAGTGACTGCGACCGGCACTGCCACAAGTCCGATATCCAATTTGAGGTTATGTCTCAGACAAAATGTAAGTATCACGGCGGACAATTACAAAATTAAAGTTAAAATTACGGAGGTGATTTAATGGCGCTAAAGGGAAAAACGACGATTCAATTATTCGATGCGACGACCGGGGAAGAAGTGCTGAATGTAGAAGATGAAAATATGGTGACGGATGCGGTGTCCAGTTTGTGCAATAACGCAAGTAAATATTTTGTGCAAAATGTATTCGGCGCAGAATATGAGTTTGATTTTGTTGCTCTAACTGGAAAATTAATTGACAGTATGTTTTCGGGTCTGATGCTATTTGACGAAAATATACCGGAGAACAAGAATACTTTTTTTGCCCCGCCCAATGCAACGCTGGTCGGAAAAGCAAAAAAGCTGACCAATACCGCTGACCGATTTACCGGGGTATTAAACGAAACAGAAACGGTGACGCTGGATAATGGTAAAAAATATGTATGGGATTTTGCCACAAATAAAGCAAACGAACAGATTAAAAGTGTCTGTTTAACCAGTGCTGCTGGTGGGTATTGTGGGACTTATTGTGAGCCGAAAACGGATTTTTCCGAAGCCATTGGTAGTATGTATCCGATTCAAGCGCCAAGAGTTACAAATAGTGGTAATAGTAAAGTTGGTGATTATTACTACCGTTACTATAAACTTATTGGATCGTTCAAAGATACGTCAAATTCATTTCCTGCATCAGACTATGCAACGCAATATAGTGAACTTTGTAATCTAAAAAATAAAAATGCTTATTTAATTGGAGTAAACTCTGACGGAAATTTCGTATACGCAATGACCACAGTAGGATCAAATTCAGTTGCAATAAGTGTTTATGATTATAAAAAAGAAAAATCAAGAACGTTTGGATTAAATGCGAATTCATATTCTGGGAAATATTCTGAGGATTTATTAAATTCTGTCACTTTGACATCTGATGTTGCTACTTTTTCGTCACCGTTGTATTGGAAAACTATTGAACAAAATACTTATTCTATCTATATTGATAGCAATAAAAAATTAAATGTGATTGTAGTAAATCTAGATACATTGACCATCACAAAGCAAGTCTGTGATACTGTGCAAGATGCGGTTTTAGGAGCTAATTTGCAAATAAATGGAACTGATGGTCAATATATTTACACGGTTAATACGGACTCGTCTAAGAACTCCGATGGGAAGTATAAAGGGATATCTTTATATAAAATTAATATTGATGATTTTAGTGACTATGAATTGATTCAGATTACAGAACCTTTTGAAAAAGCGGGAAGTGGCGCAACGTCTGGTGAGATGTATATTCCTTTTTATGCAAAATCAATAAACTATTTAAAAAGCGTACACCAAAATGCTTCTCAATTATTGATTGGTGTTAATGCTAATATGTATTATTATAGCGGAAGAAGTGCCACTACTAACGGTATTTTTTATATTGCATTAAATATAAAAGATGGAACTTGTGAATACTTTGGGGAGTATTCAAGGGTGTCAAATTATTCAGGAGGAATGATTTACAATATCTTAACTTTTGGTCCATTAAATCCAATCCAGGCCCCGGATTGTCCAATCTGCCTTGGGCATAAAAGTGATACAAACATTTACTACACCTTACCCATGATGTTTTTATCCACCATCAACAATCTGTCGCAACCCGTCGTCAAAAATGAAACACAAACCATGAAAGTCACATATGAAATCACGGAGGTATAAATAATATGGATGATCAGAAATTTTTAGATTTTGCAGAAGACACCGTCGTTAATTATTACAACACTGTCTTAGGAGAACCCATTACCAAAGACAAAGTTTTTATCGTGTGGAGTTGTAAAACGCTCCAAAATAATAAAGCCATTTTGGCAACCCACGCTGAGGATAAGCTGCTTTTTGAGCTGACCTTCAATGGCGATAAACAGGAAGCATATCTGGACACCTACGACAAAATTAATAATTGCGTTGTTGTACCGAGGGAGGTTTAAATCATGGAATACAAATTAATCTTAGGCATTATGGGCACCGTTGGCGGTGTCATCGCAACGTATATTGGAGGCTGGGACACGGCATTGCAAGCATTAATCATCTTTATGGCTATTGACTATATCACCGGCCTCATCGTGGCAGGCGTTTTTAAAACATCAACCAAGACCGATTCCGGGGCCCTTGAATCCAGAGCAGGATTTAAGGGTCTTTTGCGTAAAGGCGGCATCCTGTTGGTTGTCGTGGTGGCCTGTCAGGTGGATGTATTGATTGGCACTAATCTGGCCCGGGATGCCGTGGTGATTGCATTTTGTATCAATGAGGCCTTGAGTATCATCGAAAATATGGGGCTCATGGGAGTGCCCATCCCGGATGTGCTCACCAAGGCCATCGATGTGCTAAAAAATCAGAATGGCGATACCGTGGAAGCCATTGTCACCAAGCAGAAAGCAGTGGCCGAAGATGAAGAGGCGGTGAAAGCGTCCGCCGGGAAGGATAAAGAATAAATGAAAGCAATGTTAAGCCAGCCCATGGGCGGCAAGTCGGATGTAGAAATCGTTGAAACCCGAGAACGGGCCATCGCAGTGTTGGAATCCAAAGGCTATGAGGTCGTCAATACGCTCTTTACGGATGAATGGTATAGCTCTAAATCAATGGCTGAGCGTGGCGTTGTGCAGGTGCCGCTCTGCTTTTTAGCAAAGAGCCTGGAAAATATGAGCCTTTGCGATGCCGTGTACTATTGCAAGGGCTGGGAGTATGCCCGAGGGTGCAAAATTGAGCATGATGCGGCTGTGGCCTATGGCCTTAAAATTATTTATGAGGAGGAAAACTAAATGAGTTTGAATGGTATTGATATTAGTGCATGGCAACGTGGGATTGATTTGGATGCAGTCCCAGCGGATTTTGTGATTATCAAGGCGACTGAGGGACTAGACTATGTTAGTGGTGATTGTGACAGAGCTTATCAGCAAGCCAAATCCGGCGGAAAGAAAGTGGGCGTGTACCACTTTGCCGATGGCAACAGCTCAGGGACCGCTGAAGCGAATTATTTTGTGGATAATGTTGCCGGATATGTCGGGGAAGCTATCCTTATCCTTGACTGGGAAACCAACGCCGTAAATTGTGGCCCAGGATACGCCAAAGAATTTCTGGATCACGTACAGGCCCGAACGGGCATTAAGCCCATGATCTATATGAGTGGCAGCGTCGTCAACGAATGGGACTGGTCTGGAGTTGTCGCCGGGGATTATGGCCTCTGGGTGGCTTATTACAGTTTGGATAGCTGTAATGGCTATGTGCCGGATGCCGCAATGTACCCAATTAGCGATTGGGCGGGTGCAGCGATGCTCCAATATACTTCGGGCGGGTATTTGCCCGGCTGGGGTGATCGATTGGACTTAAACGTATTTTACGGCGATAGTAACGCCTGGGATGCCTACGCCGGCGGTGGCACAGGCGTAATAGTTCAACCCCAGCCGGAACCGGCACCAGAAGCAACGGAGAATGCTCAAAATACCAGCATCTATGTCGTACAAGAAGGAGATACCCTTTCCGGTATTGCGGATCAGTATGACACCACCTACCAGCATTTGGCTGCCATTAACGGCATTGTCAATCCAGATGTGATTTACCCAGGTCAGGTGATTGTGATTGATGGCGTAGCATCTGGCAGCGGCCAGACCTATACGATCCAGAGCGGTGATACTTTGGGTGGTATTGCAGGGATGTTCGGCACGAGCGTTGGCCATCTGGCTGAGCTCAATGGGATTGAGAACCCGGATGTCATTTATGCTGGGGATACGATTCGGATTAATTAATTAATAAACAGGTTCCACTTTTCCCCTAGCTTCGGCTGGGGGATTTTTTTATTTCGTTAATTGACAATACATCGATATCGTGGTATTGTGTAACTATAAAATAGTTGCAAAAGGAAAAGACTATTGAGTAAAATAGAACAATTGAAAAAGAGAATCCAAACTATACCGAAGGATTTTACATATCGCGAAGCAAAGAAACTTATGGAGAGTATGGGGTTTGAGGAATGCAGCAAAGGAAAAACATCTGGATCACGCGTTAAGTTTTACCGTAGTTCAGATGAATCAGTTGCTTTGCTTCACAAGCCGCACCCCGGGGATGAGATGAAACAGTATGCAGTAAAACAGTTGGTTAAGTATTTAGAAGAAATAGGTGAATTAAAATGAGTGATGTTATCAAATACAAAGGATATATGGCTCATGTTCAAGTTAGTATTGAAGATCGTGTGATGTATGGAAAAATTGAAGGAATTAATGATTTAATTACATTTGAAGCTGAGTCGTTGGATGAAATTAAAAATGAGTTTGAATCTGCCGTTGATGACTATCTAGAGTTTTGCCAAGATGTTGGGAAGAGCCCAGAAAAAACGTATAATGGTACTTTTAATGTTCGAATAAAGCCTGAACTACATAGGTCGCTAGCTAGGTTGGCTTGTGAAAAGAGAAGTTCTTTAAATAAAGTGGTAGAGGTAGCTATTGAAAATTATCTTTCGCCCGACCGAAAAGAAAGATGTTGTGAAAAAAATGGCATAGCTTGTGATGCATACGTTGTTAATAGACCATTTGAATTTGAATCTTTTAACATTGCTTCTATGAATGAGAGCGGAGTAAATCTAAGGAGAATAAAATGAGCTTTTTTAACGAGCACTTTAAGGAAAATTATCGATTTGCATTAAAAAATATAAATTATCAGAAGAATGATATTGATACTAAAGAAAAGATTGAACTCTTATGTAATGATGATGTTGATATTGAGATTAGTAATGATTACGTAAATATTACTCTTACTAGGACTCTTGTAGCAGATCCTGTCAAACTATTTGAAATTATGGTCGCTTTTGAAGTTATATTATTTTTCATTGATGGGGACCAGAATAATCTCGATCAAAGTGAGATTGAGGAAAGATTAATAAATGAAGAATCAGATTTATTAGATGATATCGCAGGAAGAATTTCTTTGCTAATTGCTCAAATTACTTCAAGCTACGGAAACCCTCCAATTGTTACACCACCAGTTATAATGATTAAAAAGGATGATGCACAAGAATAA